TGACTTTAGCTGTCCACGTCCAAAAGGGATCACCATTCTCGATGAATGATATCGCCCGATCGCCATATTTTGACATGGAAACCGAGCGGTTCAGCACAGGGAAAGTCGCTTCATATCGAAGACCCGATGGGAGAAGTTCAGCCATTACTTTGCCATCCCTCTCGAACTAACCTGACGAAGATCCCTTGCCGTTCTCACGGTGCTTCCCTTTTCATATGTCACGAGACCTTGCTTGACGGATCTCTGTGAAATGCGCTCAACCTCGGCTTTCCAGTTTCCGTCGCGATCCATGAAAACACGAACATCAGCAATTCCACCCGCTTGCGATTGCTGGGAAGCGGCGGTCGAACGAAGGCTTGGCAGTGTTGGGGCTGTGAGCGAAACCAAACCGCCCTTCGCCATCGACAATGTCTTCCCCTTGTTAATCGCTTCCAGCAACCCGCGATTTTGCTTGGTTGCTTTCGCATTGACGACAAACTCCCCATTGGAAAGATTTGCCGGAATACTGTCAGTGCGAGGCCCGCCCGGACCACGGACGTGACCGCCACCAGCCAAACGCAAACCAGACCACGGATCACTACTGCGCGAACTAAAGCCGCTGCCAATAAGTCCACCAATCCAATTGAACGCGCCACCAAACATTCCACCGCCCGTTCCGCCTGATGAAGGCATGAACAGCGCATTGAAGGCTGAGTTCAACAGAAGTTCACTCAGACGGCCAAGGATGTTCTTCAGCGCATCAGCAAGACTGTTTGCACCTTGGATTGCACCCACCATCGAAGAGCGGAAAGTGTCGTAGAAATCCGATGCAGCCTGATCGGCTCTGTCCTGGACTTCCTGCACTTTGCGCAGTTCTTCCGCCTGACGGGCGTATGCTGCCGAAACCTCATCGATCTGCGCACGTTGCTCGGGCGAAATCTTGATATTGGAAAGGTCAGTTTGCCCCTTCTTAATCGCCTCATCTCGGAGTTTTGCGAGTGCGGCTTGTTCAAGATCGAGCGCGATACGGCGCTTCTCTTGTTCCTGATAGGAAAGGCCGACCATCTGGGCTTCAGCTTGTAACGCTGCGGTGCGATCCTTGATGGCCTGAATATCGCTGTCGATTTTCTGATCAGTCGACTTCTGGACAGCCTTTTCCTTTTTAGGCTTTTTGCCCTCGTCTGTTCTCGCCTTGTCGCCAGCCACTTGCGCGGCGGCTATTTCGCGGATCTGAGCGCCTGTGAGCTTGCGCCCGTCCTTTTCAGCTTGCGCCTTAATCTGAGCGATCTTCGTCTCAATGGCGTACTGCTCTTTGCCTAGAAGAGCTTTCTTCTTGGCATTTTCGATGTACTCCTTATCGAGCCGACGTTCCTCTAACAGCTCTTCACGAGCACGAACACGCCCGCCACGGCTGAAGGATGATGATCCCTGACCGTTGGCCAAGCCAAGAGCTTTGTTGGCGAGATCGGCCTGTGCGAACAAAGTCGCAACTTTGCCTATCAAAGCATCTAACCCCATCAGGGTTGTGCTAAAGCTGATCCCATCAATAGACGCTAATGCCTTGCGCGCTTCATCAGCGCCTTCGCCGGTGTCCCGGAGTTTAATAAGGGCATCTTCGAGATTTTTCCGCTGCTGAGATGTTATGATTTCTCGTTTTTCCAGACGGTCTAGATCGTTAATTACATTATTGATCTCATCGTGAGCCTCTTGCATGCCGGGCATGATACCCAAAGACATAGACTGAGCTTGTAGAGCAACAATCTTCTGTGCCGTGCGATCCAGATCATCTGCCATCTCTTTGACAGTATCACTGATAGGCGTTTTTCGAATTTCATTCATTCGATCACGAACTTTGTCAGTAGTGATCTGCATGTTTTGCAAACTTGATGTAAGTTCGATGATAACTTTTCGTGCCTTGCTATCGGCTTCGTCATCAAACAATCTTATTACACCACCCGACCTAGCAGAGCCGGCAATGGCGCTCAACTCATCGCCTACGCTGCCAAAATTCCCACCATTACGGATACGGTCCAGTTCATCCGCAATTGATCTGATCTTTTGAGACGCATTTGATTTGCCAACATTATCAATAGCGTTCGCAGCTTCTTGGATACCGCTGGCCACCTTCGGAGCCAAAAGCCCTAAGGCTTCCAAATCCTTTTCAAACTTCTGCGATCGGTTGGACGCATCGGCTGCATTAGCGGAATAAAGGGCCAACGACCCAACTACTGCCCCACCTATAATCATCCCTACAGGGCCAGCAGCCGCACCAATGCCACCAAGTGCTGTCGCAAGTCCGCCTGTCGTACGAACAGTGTTGAGCGCTCTTGCAAAGCTGATGAGAGCTGAAGCACCGAGACTAAGATTTCGGATCATCGTTGAGATTGATCGACCAATCAAAGCTCCCGCAATTACTGCAGCGACCTGCAAACCGGCATCAGCAACTTTGTCGAAGTTGTCTGCTATTACGATGAGCGCTTCAGCAATTTTCGCAGACACGCCGGTCGCTTGATCGCCGTTTCCAACATATTCCAGCAGAGCATTGTTTAGAAGCGTGAAGCCATCGCCAATCGTAGCAGGCATGTCGGCCGCTTCTTTGCGCAGAACTTCCATCTGGCTCGAAAGGCCCTTAACGATGTCCTGCCCAGTAATCTTTCCTTGCGCGCCAAGCTTTCGCAAACCATTGACGGTCGTTCCAAGACCTGCCGCAAGGGCTTCTGCCACACGACCGCCCGTCGAAATGACTGTGTTCAGATTGTCGCCGGAGAGCTTGCCGAGCGCCATAGCTTTCGAAAGAGCATCAATAACGCTCGCTGCGCGATCACCCTTCGCGCCAGACACAACGAGCGCGTTATTCAGAGCTTCTGTGTAATCAAGGGTCTGATCGGTGCTGTAGCCAAGCTCTTTTACTGCTGTAGCGTTCCCCAGATAGCTTTCAGCCGTTTGTGTCAGATCGGAATAAGTACGGCGGGCCATTTCGCCCAGACGTCCCATGACTTCCGCGCCCTTATCAATCGATCCAGCTGCGAGGTTCACTCGCGAGGTTAGATCGGTCCATGTGTCTGTCATGCGACGCAACTGATCAACGCCAAGAGCAGCGCCAATGGCGGCAACAGAACCTTTCAGCCCATCAAACGAACGTGCAAAGATGCCATCTAGCTTCTTATTCATTTCGCGCGCGTTACGGACTATCGCGTTAAACTGCCGGTTGGACATACCTTGCTGTCGCGCCAAAGACTTTTCAAAGCTCTTGAAGTCAGCAGAAAGCTGAACAACCAGTCGCTCAATGTCTGTTGCCATGATCTAACTCGTCCTGATAAACAAGAAACCCCACATAAAGTGGGCTTGGGGATGAATATGAAAATTCTTGTCGGAGCAGCCTGCGTTGCCGTTATTGCGCTGGCTTTTTACATAATTGGTGGCGATATTTTGAAGTCGCACCAACTTGACAGACAGACTTTTTCAGCGAGATGTAACCAGCTAATTGCAGAAGGATCGACCATCGATCCATCCGCGATGGATAGCTCAGAAAAATCCAAGCGAGTTAAACAGATATCTGAATGCCTTGATTTCTTACGTACGGGTACATTGCCTTAACGAATAGAGCGCCGTAGCGCTCTACCCATTCAACCAGTCCCACAGATCGTCTTTTTCCTTACTGGAAAGAGCCTTGTCATCCTCGGGTGAGTTTGCTTTCACGTATCCATCGATAGCGGCCATGTACTGCCACATCGACATTTGTCTCACTTCTTGCGGCGAGAACCCGACCGCCGCGCCGTTTCCGTAGACGGCGGCAAATCTGAGCTTTCCGTTGGGGAGATTGTCGAATTGCTCCCCGTCTGACTTGCCGCTCCCAGCTCCCCCACAGTTTCATCCGGCGTCCCTTGGATTGCTGTCTGCAAGATCACCGTTGCAAAGATCAGGTTTTCGGCCAGATCCTGCACACGCTTCTCGACGTAGGTTTTGACAAGCTGAGTTGCATCTGTCGGCTTCATGCCGCCGCCGATAAGCCCCTGCCGGATAACGTGAGCGATTTCCCCCACCCGACACTGTTTGTTGTAAAATCGCTCAAGGATTACCCACGGACCCGCATCGCAGGCCTCCTGAAGCGCCTCAAGCTCCCCCCACGCTAGGCGGAAAGTGTACTCACCATCCGCCCAGATCAGTTGCAAAGACGCGTCTCTGCTCATTATGGTGTTACCGGCGTGGAGACGCGCACCATTTCGCCATCTGACTGCAACGTCACATTGTTGGTTGCACGCTGACCGTTGTTGGCGCCCACTTCCATGCTTTCGATGTGCATGAGACCGGTCCATGTAATGGTCTTTGCAGGGAATTCCCACTCGACCTTAACAGGAACGCTATCAATGCTGTCGAAAGCTTCGAGCCATGTATCGACACTTTCAGCAGCAAGTACACCCTCCCCGCTAATCGTCATCGACAGACTGGTCGCATCGCGCCCCACCCAATCGACCTTGTCAGGATCTTCGCAATCTGGAACATTGATCTCTTCGAGACCCTTGTTCAAGGTGATTGACCGCTGAGTGAAACCGCACGGTGCAGCATACACAATGGGTGTTGCGGAATTGCCCAGAAGGACTTTGATCTTTCCGCCTTTGATTGTCGTGGACTGTGCCATGGTGTGTCTCCGTTTGACAAAGAAAAGCCGCCCCAGAAGGCGGACAGGTGATGCTGATAAATTGATTGTTACTTTTGCTCTACGAACATCTCGAAAGTTATTGCCCCGTGCGATGTCAGCCCATCAGGGTCACGAAATATGCGCGTCGTTCGATGGTTGAAGGTCACCAGAGCGTTATCTGAGAGATTGACCGTCTCATCATTAAGTGCCTTGCGGACTAGATCTGTTATCTGTTGGCATTCAGGAAAGCCCGGCTTGCGTGACCAGACATCGATTTGCATTGTGATGTCAAAACCGTCTATGCAATCCGCGTCGTTGCTAATCTCGTCCCATGGGCCGAATGATACATAAGGAAAAGCGGCAGTGATCTTTCCGTTTGACGCTGGCACACTGTCGTAAACTCTCCCCTCGATGAAGGGACTCAGCGCCGGATAGTTCACCAGAACGCTCATTATCTGTCGCTGTAACTCAAAGGCTGGCGATGTCATTGTGAGGCGACTTTCTTTGCTGCGCGCGTTACTGATCGCCGGACACGGCTTGCAGCACGTTTCTTTGTTGCGCGATATGATGGAAAGAAGAATGGCTGAGCTGGCATTTTCTGGGTCCCAAACTCAATCCATCGAGCATAGAAGGCCTCACTATTTCCGGCATAAATTGTAATGGTAAGATCACCGGCCAAACTAGCTTCAGCAACTTTGCCAAGTGTGATTGAACCTTTGGGGGCTTTCCCCCATGTCCATCCTATACTATCGCGCAAAGCGCCTGATTTTCGGCGCTCGTCACCGTTTTTAAGAACAGGAGCCAACCGCCTCGCCATACCCACGATCTCCTCAGCGGCGGCTTCAAGTGATTTGCGTATTTCGTCTTTCGCCACTTGAGGCATCGCATTCAGCTTTTTGTGGAGTTTCGCTAGCCCCAGTATTCGTGCTCCGCTCGCCATCACGCTTCCTCGGTGTTTGTATCTTGACTGCGGCTCCCACCGAAATTGCCTTTTTCGCGCACGCTGTTGTTACAAGAAGCCGATGGCCCTCGCGATAAGCAGTCGTAACCTGCGATGTCGGTTTCCAGTCGAAGTCTTTTGAGAATTCCACCCAAGGCATGACATCACCCCGTAGCTACGCCGCTTTCGCATGTGAGCGAAATAAACTGGCGGTTTTCTTCGAACTCAATATCTCGGATATTGAAGGCGGTGCCGCGTCGGATGTCGCGTGCTTGCCAACCTGCTGTGATCAGAACGGAATGCTCTGAGACACGAATCCGGATGACTTGGGTATGACGCCCCTGTAAACGACCTGCGAGG